GCTGGAATGAATTGAAGTCAGGAACCTTTAAGTATTGAGGCCATGAATAATCTTCTTGACCTACTGCTAAAAGCTGAGTGTGTTCTACCGCGTTAAACGGCCACTCATATTCAGCCTGATTGATCTTTGCAATTGAGTTTTTAATTGCGTCTTTGGCAGTCGCTTGAACACCACGCACAGACGGGAAATCAGCTTGAGCAATCTCAACCTCATTCAATCTGCGTAGTAGCTGGTTTGTTAAATCAAGGAATGTAGACACAATATTCTATCTCTCAGATACATAAAAGGGAGTGCCCCCGTAAAGGAGCACCCCCACTTAGACTATGCCAAGTTGTAGTTTGCGGTGAACAGTGCTTCCGGACGCAAAATCTTCCGGCCGTACAACTGCATACCACGAACCTTGTCTGCGAAAGTGTTAGGATCACGGAAAGACTCAGTTTTAGCAAGCTGTTGTGCAGTTGCTACCGCTGAATCGTGACCTGCAACAATCACACCAAAGTCAGTCTCAGAACCAGTGGAAAGCGTAGTACCAGCACCAGTACCTTCGTATGGAAGGTTGTTGGACTTGTAGATACGGAAACCACGGATAAGGCCACTGCCCATACGTCCATTACGGAGTACATCGCCAGCGTCCTGACCACCTGCGTAGTCGTTGTTGATGAACTTAGAGTTCTCATCCATTAGGATTTCATAGAACACAGGGTCAGCAACGAACCAACGACCTTCGGTGTCAACATTCGCCTGATCCATCAAACGTGCAATACGGTTAAGGATAGCAAGCGGAGAAGTAACACCATTTGAACCGCCACCAGCGGCTACAGGGATAGAAGTTACTTCAGCGGCAACACCCAAGTCAGAACCACCGAAGTCAGTGATGTCTAGCTTGTTAGCCGCAAGCAGTTCGTCTGCACCAGCCGCGCTGTCGGCTTTAGTGCCGTTAGCCGCTGTACGACGTTGCCAGCCGCCTGAGCCATCATCTTCCCAACCTGCAAGATAGCCGAGAACTTCAGCGTCGAACGCGTCACGAAGACGGTAAGCCGCACGGTCTGTTGCCAGATCCATGAAGTTAACGTGCGAATGAGCGGCTTCGATGTCATCGATAGCAAACTGGAAATAGTTAGCCTGATCGACGATCAGCGAGAAATCCGCGTCAGTCAAATCTTGAGTAGAAAGCTGAGTACCACGAGCGTACGAGCTTACAGTGATTTCTGGCTCTTTGATGATACGAACAGAGTCGCCAAAGTTCGCGATTTCACCAAAATAGTCAGTGTTAGTTACGTCTTCGACAACCGAAGACTTGCGGAAGGTTTTCTGTACCTTCTGCGAGTAGATTACTGGGCTAAAGTTACCATTGTTGAGGTTGGTATAGCCCGATGCCTTAGTAAAAGCCATAATATTCTCCTTGTTGAGTAGGCTAAACAGTCCGATCTAAGTCGGATTACGGGTTTAGTTGGTACTGAACAGAAAGCGTATCGGGGCTAAGGGCTGTCACCTCTTGGGTAACTTCGCGAGAAATCTTGATCGGGATTGCTTGCGTAGGGCCAAGTGCTTCAGGTATCTTAGTTGATATTCTTCTGAATTAAAAAATGGAGGTAGGCGTATTAACGCGGCTCCGTACGCTGATAGGTCTTAACAAATGCTAAAACCTATCATTAGCTGAGGTTAGTATACCACGAGTTCTGTACCTTTACAAGTGATATTACCGTGCACCCCCAGATAAGTCATACTCGAACGTGTTATTTCGCATTGAGTCTAGAATAGCGGCCTCATTGGCTTCATATTCTCGTGCTGACATTTTTTGCACCTGACTCTCTGAGAAGCGAGCACGTCCTGATACTGGAGCGTTAGCACTGCTTGTACGTCCTACTGATTTAGCCGCATCTTGCGACCCAGAAGCACGTCTTCGCTTAATGCCACGATCAGCTTTGTACAAATCAATTGCACGAGCCGCCGCCCTAGCATCTGTATTATTTTTATAAAGAGCATCCTGAACATATTGAGGCTGTTCCATGACCCAATCGTGAAAATCTTTATCTGCACGAATTTTATCAAAGTCAGGG